TTGTTCTCGTGAGCCCCGCGACACTTCGAGGTGAGCTCGCGGTATCAGTTTCTTCATCGCTGCTAGTCTGCATGGCGATTTCACTTCTACGTAGCCTTGGAGGTGTGGAGTACCGGAATCGCCCATTTCGTACTGACATATCATTACTTTCATCTTGTTCAGTTTCTCTGTTCCCCACTTCGGCGGTAACTGTTCGTTCGTCGGGTTGTTCAACGTAAAGCACCATCTTCTACTTGTCATCCACTGTGCAAATTGTAAAATGACGACAGTCATCATATGCCTTATCCGACGACATTCGCATTCAGCGCGTTTCTCTTGCACCCCTAACCCTAACCTAACCCTAATGGTTATTCGGGGAGCGGAGCGACCTTTTAGTACCAGCTGGTACTGACTAAACCTGCGGGCCGCTGCCCCATAAGGTTTTTTTTTTGTCACAGTTGGCAGTTAGTATTACCTGCCAACTGTGTGCCGTGACATTGTTGTTCACGGTGCACCGTCTCATTTACCAATTATGGTAAGAGGACGATTAATAAGACATTTTAAGAAACGTGGTGGTGCATATGTAGGAGCTATGGCTGCTGGACGCGCTGCTCGTGCTGGTTATAATATGTTTAGAGGTGGAGGTTTTGGAGCTATGGCTACTGGAGCTCGCCGTGGAATTGCTAGTGCTGTTAGTGGAAATGCCGGTTCTAGTGGAGTGACTACGCAGCATGACCGAACTCGGCAATATCGACGTAAACGTCGTAGACCAAATAAGCGATGGAAGAAATTTGTTAAGAAGGTGAGAGCTGTTACTAATATTGATTTAGGAGCTCAAACTCGAGTTTTTAATGATTCTGAGAATTCAATAAATAATATTGTTGGATTGAATGGTGTTTTTGAGCAACATCTTTATCCTTGTGGAACTATTTATGATGATATGCAGCTTATGATGACTGAATTAAATACTGGAAACCCCACCTCTGCTGCTGGTATTACAGTAGCTGAAAGTACTAAAATACGTTTTAGAACTGCTATTTTGGATATGACATTACGAAATACTAGTTTTGTTACGCAAACTGGAGCATTGGACCCAGGTTTGGGTTTGGAGATTGATATATATGAAATTATTATGCCTACTCCTGCTCTTGATTTAACCACTACCACTCAGAGTTTGGTTACTTCTATATCGTCCTCTATGTTAGAACAAAAACGTATTGGAGGAGCTGGTACATCTGTATGGGCTACTGCTTTGAACGCACCTAATAGAGGAAGTACTCCATTTGAGTATAGTCGATGGTTATCTGAACATAAAGTAAAGATACTAAAGAAAACAAAATATTTTTTAGGTGGTGGAGGAACTTTAACTTATCAGATTAAAGATAAGAAAGATCGTTATACAACGAAAGGAGCTATTCAAGATCAAGCTGGATTTACATTTAAGAACTGGACTCGAAGTTTGTTGATATATTTCAAGGCTGTGCCTGGATTTATAGTCGGAACCGGTGTAGGTGAAGTTTCTGAAAGAATTAATGTAGGAACTACAAGAAAGTATTTATATACTTATGAAGGACAAAATGAATCGAAAGATCGTTTTAATTAAGGAATCATTACGTTTTCTACTGCATTCGAAATGAATTCAGGATAAGATAAATAAATTCTATGATCCCCCCATATTGGTAATGTATGCCACTCTGTCACTCGTCTTACAAAGCTCGGAAAATAAGTCCCAGACTTGTACCAATTACTAGGCAACTGATTAGTAGTAATAACAATTTTTTTGGCCACAAATTGTATCTGACCTCCCTTACTCTCCACGAGCAAGGGATATCGATCGCACACCCTGAGCAACAGGTCGAACGGCAACCATCCGTAAAATTCGTCCAACACGACCACTTCTTGTCCACAGTATCCATCCCACCAATTACTTCTCTGCTTCCAGTAAGCGCCCGGGTAGGTCTCCATAGCCCATTTACTCTTTCCCGTTCCGGTAGGTCCTTGTAGTACGTATACTTCCACTATGTGGTCGCGTGGTTTAGTTTTCATGACAAGATAACGTTCAAAAGCTCTATAATATCTTACCCAAATATCAAAGTCTTCATCTGCAATCTCTTCAATTACTTTCGAATTCCCTTCGTATAGTTTCAAGCGTATTTGTTGCAATCTCAATTTCGTTGAGTTTGTCGATGTATTCATCTGTTCCCCACTCGCATTCACATAATTCGTTAACGAGTCGGGCCAAGTTTCTCCGAATTCTTCCAATAGCTCTTCGAAAAGCCAATATCTCATCGGGTCGCCAACTATCCCATGGTCCTCCTTCAGGCAATATGACATGGCTTGTTCTCGTGAGCCCCGCGACACTTCGAGGTGAGCTCGCGGTATCAGTTTCTTCATCGCTGCTAGTCTGCATGGCGATTTCACTTCTACGTAGCCTTGGAGGTGTGGAGTACCGGAATCGCCCATT